TACCAACGTCTGGTACTGGTCAGTATGGATTTGTAGTTCCGCCAAACAGTAGAATTGTGATTACCAACGGCCAGGCTAATGGAACTAATCCGGTTTACTTTGCCGCCATTGTTGATACGGGTACGCACAACCTGTACATCACACCAGGCGAAGGGATGTCCTAAATGGAAGTGTCGATGTCAGTAGTCATACAAGCCCTAATTGGCGCTGGTGTAGGCGCTTTTGGTGCTTATGCAGCGATTAGGTCAGACCTAGCTCACTTGAAAGCGAAGGTTGAAATGATTCATGAGTCTGCTGACAAGGCTCATTCGCGCATTGATCAAATCTTGCAGAAGTGAGCCTTGACCTTTTTGTTTTTATTCATTCTGTGGGTTTGCCTATTGCTTCCGCTTGCATTGGCGGTTACTTTGTTTTCCTAACACTTAAGTACATTTTGGCTGGCGTTACAAGCTCAATCAACGGTATCGCTAACATCATTACACAGCTTGAACAGCGGGTTGATAATATGAACACGCAGCTTCAGCGGATAGACATCAAAATCACGCACTCGCTAGGTCTAGAGCCTGACTATGACCGCATTGCCCGTGCAGAAAAGTCAGATAACAGGAAGGACTAATGGACTTCAACGTCGGCAAGCTGATCGAAGAATATGGCTTTCCGACCTTGGCTGTTGGTGGTCTTGTATACCTTGTGTATTACGTTTGGCGTTGGTCTACTGAAGAAATCGATCCCGTACTTTCTTCAGCAAAAAAGTCTGTTGTATCGCTAATTGATCGAATTAGGATGCACGATAACGATTTGATTCGACTTGATGAAAAGATTGATACGGTACGCAAACTTCGAGGCGATAAAATTGAACGTGAAACACGCAAGGCTAAAGAAGACATCAATAAGAACGGAGAACATTAATGTTTGAATTACTCTCCGGTGGTTTGCTTGGCAGCATCTTTGGTGGTTTGTTCCGACTAGCTCCAGAGGTTCTAAAGTTCCTCGATAAAAAGAACGAACGCCAGCATGAGCTGAATATGTTTCAGTTGCAGACCGATCTTGAGAAACTGAAAGGTCAGTTTCGGATGGAGGAAAAGTATGTTGACTACAGTGTTCAGCAGCTTGATACCATCAAAGCGGCCTTTGAAGAACAGAGTCAAACGGCTCAGGCAGCAGGTTGGTTTGTGGCTGGCATCTCAGCGCTGGTTCGTCCAGGCATTACTTGGGCTATCTTTGGTATGTATGCGGCAGTCAAGGCGGCTTCGCTTGTACTTGCGTTTCAAAGCAATGCACCGTGGGCAGAGGTCTTAGTTAAGACCTGGGATGAAGATGACTTTGGTTTGTTGACAATGGTGCTGTCATTTTTCTTTGTTGGTAGATCAATAGAAAAGTACCAGAAGTGAATGAAGCGATTGAGCTTGCCATCAACGTACTCATCAAGCCCTTTGAAGGCTATGCTAAACGGCTGCCTAACGGCGATTGCTGTGCTTATCCTGACCCCGCTACTGGTGGCGACCCTTGGACTATCGGTTATGGTGCTACTGGTCGTGATATTAGGCAATACACTGTCTGGACAAAAGAACAAGCTGAAACTGCCCTTCAGGAGCATGTCAGGCACTTCGTTGCCGGATTGGTAAAACTCTCACCACGGCTCGCTTCTGCAAGCCCTAGACGTATTGCTGCAGTCATCAGTTGGGCGTATAACTGTGGCTTAGGCAACTACAGAATATCGACCTTCAAGAAACGTATTGATGCCAATGACTGGGAAGGTGCAGCAGTAGAATGTCGTAAGTGGAACAAGGCTGCAGGCAGAGTGCTACCAGGGCTGACTAAGCGTCGAGAAGCTGAAGCATTGATGATGAGGTAAGTATGGCAAACCCGATTGCAAAGACGACTAAAGGTAAGGGTAGACACTTTCAGTCGGTTGCTGAAGGTGGTGGCATGACAGAGGCCGGTAGGAAGGCTTATAACAGGGCTACAGGCTCCAATCTGCAAGCGCCTGCACCAAACCCTCGTACTCCCAAAGAGAGAGCTAGGAAGCGCAGTTTCTGCGCGAGATCGAGGTCATGGTCAGGGCCAAGAGGTAAAGCCGCTAGAAGACGTTGGAGGTGTTAAATAAAAACTTGCTTCAGATGTAAGGAAGCGAAACCTACAACCTTATTTTTCAAACATGCTCAAACTAATGATGGTTTTCACAGTTGGTGCAAAATTTGTTGCAAAGAAGGAAATGATCGCTCTAGAGTCAAATTAAATTCAACGATTGAAGGCAGGGCTAAAGTTTTTTTGTTCAACGCTAAAAGAGCTGCGCTAAAACGTAACCAAGAATTTTCATTAACCGTAGAAGATATTACAAAGTGTTGGATGGAACAGCGCTTCACCTGTGCATATACCGGTAGAAAAATGACGCTTGAATCGGGAAAGTTAAACACCGTTTCAATTGAGCGTATTGACAGCAGTATTGGTTACACGCCAGAAAATACAGTTTTGGTTTGCCAAGCAATCAATAGAATGAAATCAGATTTTATGTTTCATGATTTTTATGAATTATGCAGAGACGTTGTTGAGTTTCTTGGAGATGAAAACCTTAATCTTGAAGTTGGAGCTTACAAATGAAAAAGCCAGGTGACCCAGGCTTGTATGCAGCAATTGCAGCCAAGAGAGAACGCATTAAAGCAGGGTCTGGTGAGCGTATGCGCAAGCCAGGAACGCCTGGTGCGCCAACTGCTAAAGCTTTTAGAGAATCTGCAAAGACTGCCAAAAGAAAACCCCGTCGATGATGACGGGGTAAAAGCTCGTCGGGAAGAGCTCAACTCAGAGGAGACAACAGGTGAGGCTATCTGCTCGCTTGCCTCAAGCGCTTAACCTACTGGCAGATTCAGCGGAGTCACAATTCATTCTGCATGAGCGTGATCGCATCGTCAAGCCTAAAGATCACCAGACTCTCCTTACCATCAGCCCTGCAAATCACGACAGGCATCTTCTCACCCTTGGATGAGGCTTTAGCCTGCTCCATCCATTCATAGAGCGCTATCTTCCTACGACGTTTGCATTCGATCATAAACGGGCCTAGATCGATGTCTGAGCCTCCATCTCTTGCTTGCCCTAGTACACGCGTCACCTTGGTTCCTAAACGCTCTGTAAGCGCGTTACAGACCTCGCGTTCATAACTGGCACCTCTGGTCTTTCCTAGCTTACTCAATCGCGTTCTCCTTGTAGGATTTTCCAGGCTTCTTCCCTGACAGAGTTCTCTACGGCATAGCCAAAAGCATCAGGGTCGATCAAGGCATGAATGAACATTTCCCTGACTTTGAGTTTGTGATCAGTTCTTGCCAGCATGGCTCGTAGCTCTCTGGTAAGCGCATAGAGCGTTTCCATCTTAGCCTGCATCTCTTCCCTGGTCATCTCACTCATGAAGCACCTACGCTAAACGGATTGTTGAAGAACTTAGGTTCTATCGTAATACGCGTCTTGGTGAACTTGACAGGGTTCTTAACGGGTTCTTTCGCTACAGGCTCCCAACTGGCAAAGGTATAGAAGCGCTCAGTCACGCAATTGATCTTCTCTGTTCGCTTCTTGATGTGACCCTTGTAGAGCAATGAACGTATGACGTACTTGACTGTTGGACTGCCAAGCCTGGTTTGCAGTTGAACGTCCTTGAATGTGGCTTCAGTCTTTCGCTTAGAAAGATACTTAAGCACCTTCATGTGGGATTCTGTCAGTTTTGTCACTGCTGCCCCCTTGCTCGTATGGCGTTGGCAACTCCACTCGGACAGGTGTCGCAACGTGGCTCATAGGACTCGGCAACGCTTGCACACGCGTCACGCTCGGCAGCAGCAATAAGGGCAGCGAAGTATTCGTACCTTTTCGCTTTAATCTCAGCGACATCTGCGTGTTGCCAATCAACTTTGAACCCAGCTTCCCTCGCCATGCGGATAATGTCTTCTCTAGTCATGCCATATCCTCCCGCAATGCAGCATCCCATACCTTGTCATTAGCGCCTTTAATGACCTCTGTGGTGGTAAATCGATGCAAGCAAGCGACACAGCGTCGCCTGCGTGTCACCCAAGAGTTAGCAGGCTTCTTGCCACCATACCTGCGAGTTTCTAGGATGATCGTATCGTTGTGCTCACCACGTTCGGCGCACTTAGGGCATAACATCAGAACGGCACACTGTCGTCATCTTGATAGCTGACTTCACGGCCTTGCCTTGCAGGCTGACCTGGTACGAAGTTATTCACCCTAATCGAGATCAGGTCGCCATAAGCACTGCGTTTTGTCCATGCTGACAGTTTGATCACATCACCTGGTTTATAAGCCTGATCGCAGGTGAAACTGCCTGACCAGTCTGGTGCCTTGTCAGACTTCTTCTCTTTGACGGTGAAAAGTACGCCACTGCCTTGTTGCTGTTCGTAAGCCATTATTTCCTCACTAGTTGATATTCGGCAAAGGATTTGCCATTACGGTTAATCGTATGTGTCACGATGGTGTGACCTTGTTTCCTTAGTTCTTCGACTCTGGCTGCAAGTCTTGTTGAACCAATCTCTGCATAGGCTTGCAATTGCGTGAGCGTTCCTTGTTGCAAACGCTCAAGCACTGCCTGCGTCTGCGTCAATCGAACACTACTTCTTCCTCCGCATCCAGAGTCACTACCTTTTTTGCGATATAACCCTCGACCGCATGATCGTGACAGCGCTTCTTGAATGCAATGGCTGCAACCCCGCCAAAGTTATTGATGGTTTCGTGGTTGACCC